TAGTCTTCCAAAAGTCTAGGTCGGCTGGTTTGTTAATGCCTCCAGCATTAATTTTTCCTCTTATTCCATCAGCAAATATTTTTTGCCCTGCTGCTTCTGCTCTGTCTGCAAGCGCAATAGCCTCTGCTTCTAATGCTGGGTCAGATGGCAATTTAGTGAATACTGGTTTCTTTGTAGCAGGTTTTTTAGGTAGGTTGATTGTATTTGCGTAATCAACTGCTTCTTGCTGTGTTTTAAAGTTTTTGAAAGTAGGCAATGTTTCACCACTTTCCAAATCTTTTTGCGCTACATTAAATGTGCCGTCATCTTTAGCGTAGACGCTGGCTTCCATCTTTGCTTCGTTGTTTACGGCTGTATGCAATGGAGCTACAGGAGTAGGCGCTGCCGCTGGAGTAGTAGCGCTAACAACATCGTAACCTGATGCCTCGTTCTTCCTATACCTAGCACCATTCATTTCAATAATGCCGCCAACTGGCAATGCTTTCATGGCATCAATGGCAGCCTGCTGTTCTTCTGCATTGGTTGTTACAGGTATTTTAACTACAGGAGGAGTCTCAACTGTAACAGGTGTTACAGTTGCGGCAGGTGTAACCTCTGCTTTTGGTGTTTCAATTGGCGTAACTTGTACGCCTTGAGCTGCAACTGAAACATTGGTAAATGTAGGCTTGCCGTTTTCTAATACGCCAGTTTGAACTCTTACAAATTGTGAGCCATCTTTCCAAGTTGTAAGGGTGCCAGCAGCTGTTTGTGGTTCTGTTTGACCATCTGGAGTCCATGTAACATTAACGGGCTGGCCTGCTTTCTTCGCAACAGGAGCGGCTGCAGGAGCTTCTTCATCAAGTGATTCTATGTCTTCATCTGCAATAACAGCAGGGCCTGTAGCAACAGGTGGGGGAGCAGGTGTTCCAGGAGTGACGGGAGGAATCCCTGCTGCAGGTGGAACTACGCCTCCTGGCGGCACAGCGCCTTGTCTGGATACTAAGTCTCTAGTAGCAGAGTAAGCAGCTGCAGGTACTTCAATAGCAGCACCACCAATCTCACCAAGCATCTCTTGACCAACATCAGATAGGTCTACTTTTCCATAGGCTAACTCTTGACCAGCTGCCTCTGATGCGCCACCACCGGCAACATCTAAGGCCACACCCTTGGCGCCTGCTTTGATTTTCTGTAATGCTGGGGTTTGTTTAACAATTTGAGTTGCACGTTCAGCAATCTGTGCTGCATCTGCACCAGCGCCTAACTCTCGTTTTGCCGCTTCTACAGCCGCTCTTCTTGGTCCTGCAGCTACTCTACCGCCAAGCAATGTTGTTGCAGAGTCTACGGCTGCTGTTGTTATGCCTTTTGTTCTTGCATCGCCAATAGCTTTGTCAACAAACTTCTTGTCTTTTAACAATGCCGTTACGTTAGCCTCTGTAGGTTCCATACCTCTAGCTGATAACTCTTTACCAACAAGGCCAATAAATTCAGAGCCAGTCTCTAATGGGACTTGGCCAGTAAATCCACCGACAAGTGCGCCAGTGGTAGCGCCTACTGCTGTACCAACAACAGGAACGGCAGAGCCTACGGCTGCACCTGTTCTGCCGCCAAGCAACATACCAACAATAGCAGGAGCCATGTTAGCTGCTGACTGTGCTGTAAGATAAGCTGCGCCTTTAGGATTGGTTAATACTTGTTTGCCGAACTCGCCAAGCATTCCAGCTTCTGCCATCAAGGCGTCTGGGGAATACCAGTGTTTGGCTTTATCAAAAGCAGCAGCCTCATCTAGGAAGGCTGTCTGTGCTTCTTTTAATTCTTTTGGGGTTACTGGTTGTGGAGTAGATAGTTCTTTGGCTATTATCCCTGCTTTCTTTTCAGGGGCTGTGCCAGCAAGTATGGCTGGTGAAACTTCTGCAGAAGCTAGTGCGCTCTTAGAACCCCTGCCAATCAAGCTTCCTACATTAGATAGAAAGCCTTTTTCCTCTTGAACTTGGGGAGTGGCTAGTGATTTTAAATAAGCATCAGGGTCAAATGTATTTACTGGAGCCTGTTCAAGAGACTTTAGGTAATCATCTGGGTTAAAAGCCATAACTAAACTCCTAATTTTTGTTTAATTATAGCCGCTCTTGGGTCCTTTGGGTTAGCTTTTGCCCATGCAATTGCTTGCTGGTCTGCTGTTGTTAATACTCTTGCTGGTTTATTTGATGGAACAGCTCCTGGCCTTGCTGCTGCCGGTGCTGAAGTTGCTGTTGGCTCTGCTGCTACACCAAGTAATGACAATACTTTTGGGTCAAATTGTTTATTAGTTTGAGCTACAGCCATTTCAGTTACCTGCTCTGGCGTAAAGTCATAAACAGTAAAGTTATCTTTCATTTGTTTCTCAATGACTGCTTTATTTTTAGCAAGCGCACTGTTATAAATAGCAGAGTATTTAGGTAATAGAGCTGCCTCCCTTGCTGCTGCTGCGTTTGCGGCTGTAGCTTCTTTAGTTGCAGCAATCTGAGCAAGACCAAGTTTCTTGTTTTGTAACTGTGTTAAAGATGTTTGCATGTTATTTAACATACCAGACTTACGGGCAAACTCAGCCTTCTCAGCTTCTACTTGTTGTTGCATAGCTAGCTTGTCATTAGCGTCTTGCAATTCAGCACGTCTACCTGCTTGTGTATTAGCATAAGTTGCACCAGTACCTAAGTTAGCTAAACCAAATTGAGATGTGCCAGCCATTGTTCCTATGCCTGCATCTCTTAGGAATTTCCATAACTCTGTATCTTTGCCTGCTTTTGCTTCTGCTGCCATGGCTGCTTGCATTTCATCTGACTTAGAAAATGCTGGCTTATCCCATATCTGACTGCCGTATTTAGCAATCTTTTCTTGCAATAAAGCTTCGTCATCAATTACTGGGGCTTTTACTGTTTTGCCTTCTTTAAAAGCAATGATGCCACCACCAGCCATATCTTCAGGAACCATATCGCCTGTAGCAATAGCGCCTATACCAGCCCTGTCCTGACCCATTATTTCAGCAGACTGTGGATTGATTTCCATACGGCGGCGCAAAGCAAGCATATCCTCTACTGCTTTCGTCTCCATTGGATTTAATTGTGGGTTTCCAAGCAACTCGGTTAACTGCTCGTCACTCATCATAGATATATCGCCACCAGTGCTATAACCTACTTTGCCGCCTTCTTTGTATGAAGACATCATTCCACCATTTTTAGCGCCTCTAAAACCACCTGCTGCACCGTATGCACCAAGACCAGCCATGCCAAGACCACCAAGCTGTGAAGCAACGCTAGGAGGTGCTGTGTATTGCGTTTGTGCTGATTGAGATAACGGCAACCCGCGTGTCATATCTGACATGAAGGCAAGTTGTTGGTATGGATAGTTTTGTTGTTTCAAGAAGTCTTGATAACCTTGGTCTAGGTTTTGCTGTGCTTGAGCTTGTTGTACTGCACCAACTTGTTGTTGCGCTGTATTAATAGCTTGCTCTTGACCAAACTGAGTTTGACCCAATTGACCCAATGTGCCTGCCGCTTGGTTTGCTTGGCCATAGCCAGATAAAGCGCCTTGTAAACCTTGAAGACCTAGGTTAGCACCAAACTGTTGCGCTTGCTGTGCGTTGTTAAATGCTGTGTTATATCCTTGTCCAATAGCTTGGTTCATTGCCATGTTTCTATTGCGATTGTTTTCAGACTGCATTAAAGCTTGGCGATAACCACCAAACGCGCCTTGTCCTGTAGCTTTTGATTGTTCTTGCTGACCGGTAATATCATATTGACGGCCCATCTCAGCTAGCTGAGGTTGCAATGATGCATTTAAGTAAGGATTCATAAATGCTTGGACTGCATATGGGTTGGTAGCCATTTGATTGTACTGATTGCCAACACCAGACATTTGATAAGCAGTACCCAATGAGCCTAATCCAGATGCGCCAGCAAAGTTGTTTGCCTGACCTAACTGAGGCGCTGTTTGCATATTTCTTACATTAGAAAACGCTTGCTGTTGCATTGGAGAAAACTCAGCAATACGTTGGCCGCCGTATGTTTGATATGGATTTTGATTAATGTCAGTAAGCGCTTCAGTCTTACCAAGCATTCTTTCAACATATGGGCGAGCGTACTCAGGAATAGATGTTTGTGTAACCGTTTGGTTAGAAGGTGCTGGAGCGCCACCACCGCCTTTTCCTCCGCCTTCAAGCGTCATACGCTTACCAACAGGTTGAAAAGCCTTTTCAGGTAACATATCTAAATGGTTATATCTCATCTCTACTCTCCAACTGGCAACTCGTAAAATACAAATCTAGGTTTGTATCCATAATTTTCCCACATCTTTTTCCATCCAACACGGCCAGAAGATTCAATGAGCTTGCATTTATTATCCCTAGCAAACCTTTGAACTAAAGCCAACATATCGTCACGCCATAAATCAAACTCTTTACCACTTAAAAAATGAACACATAAAGTAGTCATTTGTGGATAAACAATAATCTCTGAAACAACTGCGCCGTATATTTCAGGTCCATCAAAAGCAACCCACAGCTGCTGCTGCTTTGTTTGTAGTTCATTCTTTATATCATTGGCTTCAAACCTGCCATATGTATACTTTGCTATTTTTTCCATATAGCCCTCTATGGAAGGCCATACTTGTTCTATATATTCAACTGGTACTAGCGATACTTCCATTATGCAGGAAGGTGTTTTGCTGCTTTAGAGTCAACAGCAACCTTACCTTTACCTACTGTTTTCTTACGTCCAGCTTGAATCTTATCCATCATTGCATATAGGCGTTTAGCACCTGCATCTGTAGAGCCGTTACCTAGCTCTGAAACAATACGGGCCGGTATAACGAACTCACCATCTGCAAGACGGGCTGGCTGTTTGTTGCCAATAGAAGCAGGGATAGAATCAGATACGCCATCACCAGGACCTTTAAGCAATCTGCCACCATCTGAGTAGTCACCCAAATCAGCTATGCCACCATTAGCCATTTTTGCATATTGTTGAGTAACTGGGTCATAGGTATAGTTTTGTTGGTTTGCAATTTTATTAAAAATGTTTCTTGCACCATCACCAAAATTGCTCATTCCATTACCGTACATATCTCCTGTACCTAAAGGGTAGTTGCCAAACTGATTTCTTCCCATGCCATACATTTCCCCTGTGCCTATAGGCATCCTTGGTTGCTGTGTCGCCACAGGCGTTGGCGCTACTTTTACATATGTCTGTGTAGCTGGGTCATAAGTATATTGGTTACTAGCTTTAGGTGTTTGCTGTGTTTGAGGTGCATTCATTCTATTAAATCCATACATGCCACCGTTTGGGTCCTGCAAACCTCCCATGCCCAAAACCATTGGATTTGGATTTGTTGAGCCATACATAAAAGATGGACGAGAGTTATTGTTATTTAAGTTAACATCATTTTTAATTGCAGGTTGAGCTTGTGTGTATTGTTGTGTTTCTGGATTGTATGAATAAGGATTTGGATTTTTAGATTTAGCAGAACCCCCTAATGCATAACCAATAGGCTCTCCTGTGTATTGATTTACTTTTTGCTCGTATCCAGAACCTATTACCTCTGAACTTAATGGCGAAGAGGTAGAAGATGCATATTCATTTGAATACTGTTGGCTTTGTGGATACATATTATTTAATCCACCTGCTGCCATTAAGCCACCTTCTGCCGCTTTGTATGCAGGTAACTCTGTGTATCCTTGATTAAAGTAGTTCTGTTCATTTCTTGCTAATATTGGATTTCCATTAGCATCGTACATTGGGCCGGTAGGATAAGGCGAAGGCGTGGCTGTTGTTGATGCGTATGTGTAAGGACGAATAGAGCCTTTATCTATCTCTGGTGTTTTAAATTTTGGAGCCAAGGCATCGCCAATCATACCTAGTCCTGCAACTCCAGCTAATCCATAGCCAAGTTTTTTTGGTCCAGATAGTCCGCCGTACCAATCTGAAATACCAGACAATGGGCCAGAAGCAGCGGTCATAGCTACTGGTTTTGCACCTGCAGCAATAATGCTTGGGTTAGTCATCATAGATGTACCGGCTTGATTTAAGCCAGTATTTACTGCTGTATTTTGTGCTGCTAATTGTGCTGCTTTTGTTGCCGCATCTACGCCTGATGCTGTTGCAATATTAGCTGTTTGAGCTGCTGGGGCAGATAAGCCACCCATAATACCGCCCGTAATACCAGCGCCAAGACCTTCTTTAAGGCTTCCTGTAGTTAGTGCTGTAAGGCCTCCAGACAAAAGACCCATACCAATACCAGAAGCTAAAGCTCCGCTTGCACCAAATGCGCCACCAATACTAGAGGCTAGTGGGCCAACGCCTGGAATAAAGCTTAACGCTACCGGTGCTGCAACTTTTAATATGTTGCCAAGCCAGCCAGCTTCAGGAAGTCCTGTTTCTGGGTTAATTGTTAAGCTACCGCCGTGTTGTTCAGCTAATGCTTGCAACGCATCAATTTCGCCTGGCGTCATGTGAATTAACTGCGTGTCTTCTCCTCGTCCTTTTGACTTAAGATATTCCGCAGCATCCGCAAGACCGCCCTTGGCGTATGTAAGTGTGTAGCTCATAGTAACCTCATAAGGTTGATTTTGTTAAAGTTTATCATTATTCTATTGCTGATACAAACGTTATAGAGCCAATTACAGATGGCACAGCAGGATACGTCATAGGGGTTGTTTGAGCTGTTTGGTAAAACATATAAATTCCTGTAGCTCCACCTGATGTAGCTGCTTGGTTAGTCCCCCACCATAGCCCCATTTTATCGCCTGCGTTCATTTGAAACACTACCTCAGAGTATCCACATACATAAGTTGGTATCGGTCCACTTTTGCGAGCAGGTAGCGAAAAAATAGTCGTTGATTTTGCCACATCAGCGGCAGAAGTAACCCCGTTAATTCTAAGCCAAACCGCAGCCTCATGTGCTGTATTGTCATTATTTGCAAACTGAATGCTGTAAGTTATTTTGTATACCCCAGGAAATTCAGCGGTAGCTGTGTTATCTACATTTAGTGTAAACCCCCCGCCAGCATCCGCAGTGTCCCATAGGACAATCGTAGGGGTATTAGCTGCAGTGGCATATTGAACCACATTGGAAGACGCCGCAATGTGAGGAAGCTGTAAAAAACTACCGCCATTAGCCCCTGATAACCCCTGTGCAAAATTATCAACTTGCGCAAAATAAAGGCGCAACGCATTTAATAGTTGGTCTTGATAATATTGACTATAATCAACCGGAGCAACCAATAAGTTTGGCGCTTTAGATGGGCGCAGTTCTATTGATTTTAATGGGGTGCTATATGCCATTATCTTCTTCCATCAGGGCGAACATCAACACGAGGTGAACCTAGCTGCCATGCAACTCCAAGTCCATCAGACTCTATCCTAAAACTCATTTGCCTGCCCCTAATACGCGTATAGACTTGCCCAGTAAACTCTTGGATGTTATAAGAGTTTCTTAGAGTAAAGTTATCTTGACTATTAACAACAGGGTTATTAGCTGCACCATAAGGAGTACCTGAGTTAACGCGAGGTTTAACAGTCATTGTTACAGATGGGCCGTTTACATTTGAGCCGTTAAAGTTTACGTCTGGCAGTATGCGCCATACAAACCCAAAGTTATGCCCGTCACCAATATCAAAGTCAGAAGACTGTATGTAAGCATTAATAGGTAATGTAGAATCACCAGCATTATCATCAACTGAAGACTCGTGATATAAGATACGGTTGTTATAGTCTGCTGCCATAGGGTATTGACGAATGCCTGAATCTAACCAAGCACTGCGTGACATAGAACCATAGTACCAAACACGGTCAAGGTAGTTATATATAACGTATTTATCAACAGTAGTGCCGCCACTTGAGTTGCTTACATAGAACCACCACACTTCGTTGTAGGCTTCATTGCCGCCAGAAAATACCTGGAATGCTTGGTCTTTGTTAAGGTCATTAAAAATGTATTGCCTTAAAGAACACGGCAATGTTTCAACGCGACCAGAGTACATGTAAAATTTATCAACGCCCATCCAGTAGGTTACGTTGTTTACCGTTATCATAGCGTTAGGGGACATGATAGAAATATTATCCATCAAGACATTAAAGCCCCAAACATACGGAGCGCCTAAATACTGCATTGAGTATAACGCGGAATCAGTCCAGACTAGAATCTCTTGGCGAGTAGTCTTGGCACCAACAATAAATGAACCGTTAGTTAGCGTAAACTCACCTGCTTGATTTGTAACAGCTGGAATCCATTCATATGGGTTTTCTTGGTCTGACCAACGTACAATCATAGGATTAAAATCTGTATTTGGTGTTCCATCAAGGTAAGAGTTAGACCCAAAGGCTATCAAGAACCTTTGAATTGATGAGGCTGATATTTGATTGGTTGTATGCGGAACATAATCACCATCAAAACCTTCGGCAGTTGATAGCGTATTTAACGAAACCGCTCTAGTTGAAACCCCTAATGGGGCTTTCCAGTAATATATACCACCACCACGAGGAGCAATAACAAGGTCTTGGCCAAAGTTATCGTTAGACCATAATCGTAATTGTTGACCTATGCCAGATGTGAATCCAGTTCCCCAGCCCCTTGGCTGAGTAGTTACTGTAGCGCTAGAACCGCCACCGGTTGTAGTTGATGTGGCTGATGTTGAAAAAGTAACTTGGTATGTATTAACTGTTAAATAAGTAATTGCATAAGTGTCATTAATCTGAGTTGTCGTAAACCCAGCAAATGCCGTAGCCGCAGCAAATGTTACATAATTACCTGTAGACAACCCGTGAGAGGTTTGTGTTACTACAACATTAGGTGAACCACTAGTAGCCGCAAATGGAGCCGCGCCTAAGCTTGACGTTACGCCAAATGTTCCACCCCAAGGACCAGAACCCCAACCAGTACCAATAGTAAGTACATTCAAACCAATTGGTACTTCATAAGAAGCAATTGTGGCAGTTCCGCCGTTACCTGTATCTGATGCATTAGCTAACACAGGTAGTCCAGTTGTAACACTTCTTGCTGATATGGTATAAGTAGTAGATGATGGAACAGTAAGGACTATGTATTCTTGGTTTAATACCGCTGCAGTTATGTTGCCACCTAATGATGTTGCTGCACTAAACACAACATAATCGCCTACTGAAGGGTTATAAGAACCATCTGTTACAGTAATTGTGCTAGAACCATTAGTTGCAACAAAAGCATTGTCAGGAGAAGTTATAGTGCTAAATGGTGTGATATCGTTATACTGACCGCCGCGCTCAATATAGTACTTAATATTAGTTCCTACTCCTAAGTAGTTTGACTCATCTAATGCTTGCCAATTCCATAATGCTCGCGCAACGCCTAAGTATGTATCATTTGATAGCCGAGACCAACCGCCAATCTTTTCTGGGTAGCCAGAACGAAAACGAATATTGTCACAATCATACCAGCCACCTTCGTTTGAGTAGTTAGTACCCTCACGATTTACGCCTGGTCGCATCTGTAGTTTCTGTAATGGCATATTACTGGTATCCCTGCTCTAATGACAATATGTATTCTCCAAGTGCTTTAGTATTTGCTCGGTCTAAACACATACCGCCATCACTTTGTTTTTGAATTATCAGTGTTGGTTTGGTCGGCTTTACTGGAGTCAACTGAGCGCACCCCGTTACTAAAGTGAGTGTCAAACCAATCAGCAGGGTTTTGTTCAATTGCATCTCTAGCCTTTTGTGCTTTTTTGTGTGCTTGATGGGCTACCCACCTATCTAATAAAGCAAGCAGCCTATCAATTACAGCAATTAATTTAGTCATTTCTTATCGGCAGTGAACACACCAATAGCGCCAATAATTGCCAAGCCTAAAGCAATAATCGCTTCACCTTGTTCTGGTGAGACACTTACGCCTACTGCAGTTAGTAACGCTACTAGACCGCGCCATGTTGATGCTTCTTTACCACGTTCTATTAAATAATCTTTCATATTAAATTCCTTTTGTGTATTTAACCTTACCGTTTTTAAAATGTGCTGTTAGCACTTCCCTTCTATTACGTGGGTCTACGCTTAGGTGTACCCAGGTTCCCTCGTAGATAAGCTGGTCAAATTTAATCGGTGACTCAGCAATCTTGTTGGCTACTTCTTTCGGTGTACCAAACTTTGGACAAGTAAAATCAACGGCGTAACCCAATACGTGCGCAGATAAATCACCACTTCCAATAGCACGATTAAGAGCAAGGCAGCGATAACCACTAGATATACGAATGGAATTATTGCCCAAAAGGCTACGAACTTGCTCCAGCGTAGCAGCCAACATACGAAGTTTTTCCGTAACGACTGGTGGTGGGGTGTTGTCAATGCCTTTGCGTGTCGCTGTCTCTGATGTGGTAAATTCATCTAAGTTAAAGTGTTCCGAAAGTTTCATATTTATGCCTTAAGCAAATATAACTGCATTAACATACTCAGCATTAAATGAATTTCCTGCATCAGTTCCAGCAAAGACAACTTGAGATTGAGCTGTCGGAGAATAAACAACAGTATTTCTGCGATTAATCATAATACCTGCTTCACCTATTCCTGATGGTGATTCACAAACAGCAGTACAAGCATAATTAGCAGAAGGCATTGCTTCTGTAAAATTAATACTATATATTCCAGTATCATCATAAGCTACGTTAAAAATATTAGCACTACCTAAAATAGTAGCTGTTCTTAAATTACAACCACCAGTATCTACTGCAGAAGTGCCAGCAGTAAATGTAAATGTATTTAAAGTTGCTCCAGTAATAACATACATTCCATCAGCCACAATCCCACCAGAATTTCTATCAAAACCAACTCTATGTCCAACTTGATACCCATGTGCAGCTAATGTTACAGTAACAGTAGTTCCAGACCGACTCCATGTTGCTGCTGTGTTTATAATAGTAGCCCCATTAAAGTTTACCCAAGCGCGAGCAGAGTAAGATGGAGCAGAACCTGTTGCTGTAGATAACGCTGCTGGCGCCGGCACAGTGGCACTTTCCCAAACGTTTGTTGTAGCTGTACCGTCACCTGTAGCTGCGGTTGAGTTTTTAATAAACACTGTTCCAACTGTAGCCGCTGCCGCACCGATTGATGTCCAGTTTGTTGGGGTTGCACCTACTGTTAAAATTGTGTATTGAGTACCTTCTACCAAAGAACCTGCTGCTACTGTTGCACCTGCTGTTGATTTTAAAAAGTTGTTATTTGTGTCAGGTAAAATAGCAGTAGGAACACCTGTGCCATTACCTACAATAACTGCATTCTGTGTAAATGATGTAGAACCTGTACCACCATTTTCAATTGCTACTACTCCAGTCACATTAACTGCACGGCCTGTAAAAGTGGTTGCTGTACCGTCACCTAGTCCTGTACCAATATTTGCGCAAGTAAACCTACTACCAACAACATAAGTTACGGCTGATGTCCCTGCAATTGTATTCCATTGTGCATTTGTAGTAGTGCCTAGCGTTGCGATAGTGTAAGTATTACCAACAATAAAACTGCCAACATTTATAGTATTAGTAACAGATATAAGATTACCTGTTACGTTGCCTGTCACATTACCTGTAACGCCGCTTGATGCAGATACAGTTGTAAAAGCACCTGTAGTTGGATTAGTTGTAGCCGTGCCATTACCTGTGGCTACAGTTGAGTTTTTAGTAAAGACTTCGCCAATTGTAGCTGATGCTGCACCAATTGCTACCCAGTTAGTAGGTGTAGACCCGATGGTTAAAATTGTATACTGATTGCCTTGTATTAAAGCGTCTGCATTTAGGGTTGCCGTGGCACCAACTGTACCAAGATGTGCGCCAGTAGTATTACCTGTTACATTACCAGTCAAAGCAGCCGTTATAGTGCCTGCAGAAAAGTTGCCAGACCCATCTCGTAGGGCTAATGTATCTGCGGTATTTGTAGTTGCGGATGGCCGAGCATAAAAGTAAAACTCGTTGCCGTCACAATAAACGGCTGCTGTTGTACCATTAGGGATACTAACCCCTGTACTCGATGCAGTTTTAATTACTATGGCATACCCGCCTGATGTATTGTTTCTAATTACATATAATTTTTCTTCGTCCGGAGCAATGATGTTTCTAATCTCCGAGTTTGTTCCGCCTACTACAAGCACTGCGTTACGGGCTTGGTCTGCGGCACCGTTTAAACTAGTTAAGGTAACATGAGCATTAAACATTGTAATATCCTGAACGCCAGTAATAGCCTGTTCAAGTAGCGTACCTAGGTTGGTGTTTGTAGTTGTTCCCCACGTACCTGACTGGTCGCCGTTACCAATAAGTTCGAGTTTTAAACTTGGTGAAAATTGGCTTGCCATAATTTATTTCCTTTTAATTAAATGCATTGTACATTAGTATTGGTCACTGTCAACGTCAACCCAATTGGGCGGCTGTACATTATCAACCGCATTCCATGTAGTAGACTGTGCATTGTTTACAGAAGTCCACGTTGGACTCTGTGTATTGTTAACTGCTGACCAAGTACTTGTTTGAGCATTATTTATTTGCCCCCAATTAGCGGCGTTTTCAGCAATTATTTTAATCCACCCTGATGTAGTTGTTTGGTCTAATATAGCAAAGTTTTCAATTATTGCTATTAAGTAATCTGTTTTTACTGAGCTTGTATCTGCACTTGATAAATTTTCTATTATGCTAACTAAAGTCTGTACGCTTATCGTGCTTGCATCTACTACTGTTACGTTCTCATCTATAGATATCAGGTATGCAGTGCCTGCAGTAAGCACATCATTAACTGTGATAGCTTCTGCAACAGCCTGTACAAACTGCGCAGTGATGTTATTTACATCTGCTACTTCTATGTTTTCGCTTAATAATGCCTCAATAGCATTACTTGCTAGACTAGCAAACGGGGTCTGAGCAAAGGCGGACGTACCAAACATTTATCTTACTTAGTTCCAAGGCAATGGGGCTGGCTGTGGGGTAACGATATATGAATTTGCAATCTGCTCGGCCACTTCTTCTTCCATTGCCTCTGTTCTATATAAACCCTCTTCGTTTGGACCCGTTGCGTCTAGTGCTTCTTTAGTCCATCCAATTGCTTGTGGCTCTGTGATTTCATTGTACGGCGTAAAGTTAGACGCGTCTGCTGGCAACAAGTTAACTGAATAACTTACGCTGCCTGTGTGACCTTCGTCATCAACACCATTAATCGTGAAATTTGACATGACCGCTGTCTCAGGTTCTGGGGTGTTATCAACCAGTAATGCTTGAATAGACCATGTGTAGGTTATAGCCATCTTATGCCTCCATTTCAATCTTAGGAATAGTTCCAGTAGATTCTTTTTGTTGCTCTTGAACTTGCCTTGCAATAGTGTTCATCACTAAAAAGGCACCCGATTTTGAAGGCATCTCACCCAGTACTTGCTGAATAAATGAAATTTCTTCGTTTGTTAATTCTATTTGCATTTGTTACTCCTTAGCAGTCAGTTGCACCAGCGTAATCGCTGTATGTTTTTAAAACTTTGTAGATAGCAGGGATAATATCTCCCTTTAAATCTTTAATGTTGATGTAATGTGCATTTTCTTTTACAGTTGCTAGGTTAGATTTTCTAGCGTCTTCATCGTAATAGATTGCTACTTGCACTTGTAGTTGGGAAGTACTGCCCCAAAAGTTGGTAATTTTAGCATAGGCTTCAGGTGCAGGCACTCCGAATTGTGTTTGTTCTAGTTTAAGTTTTAAAGCCATTTTAATTTTCCTAGTAAGTCATTTCTGTAGTTCGTATTTGAGCTACCCAACGGATTGATGTAGACGCTTGCCCTGTTGCTGTAATTGCTAATCCACCATTAGTTGTATCCGCTGTAGCTGTAACTGTCCAAGTAGCTGCGCCTGCATCGCCATAAAGGGATGTAACTGTTGGTGTTCCTACTAAAGCTGTAGATGCCGCATTAGCACCGCGCTTGATAACCCCTTCAATATACCATCCTTTAGTGTTACCACCACCTGTTACACCTGCAACAAGCTCACCTCTAAAATAATACGCAGAGTTATTAGGAAGGATTATTTGGTTAGTTGTACCAGCAACAGTACCTGTACTTAATAAAACTAAAGGGGAGGCATCTGTCGTATCTCTTGCTAAAATAAGTAAAGCTGCTTGTGAAACCCCAATAGCTCCGCCACCTACAGGAGCATCGCATGCTGGCGAAATTTGAATCCCTACAATACCCCTGGTCCTACCTCTTGTTCCGCCAAGCACTATAGAGGCAGATGAATCTGCTGAATTTAGATACCCTCCAGGTATAGCAGCATAACTTCCAGTTACGCCATTTGCAAACCCTCCTGCAATATCAGAGTAAATTCCACTAACAATGTTACTCCCTCCTCCTGCAACAACTGAGTTTTGTCCTAAAGCTGTATTACTAGCTCCGCCTCCAATTACAGCCTGAGAACCACTGGCTACGTTTGCTGCCGAAACTCTAGTCATTTGTAAATCTACTGCATTTGAACCCCTAGCATTTCCTCCAGCAATTGCAGAGTCTGTTGCAGTGGTTTGAAGACTACCCGTACCCTTCGGAGCAATAACAAGTCCAATGTTGGTGTCTGAACCTTGCGATAAAATTCTTGGAGCATTGCCTGTGCTATTACCCGTCACCTGCACAAAGTTAACTGCTGATGCTGTGTGGGTAACTTGCATTTGTACTTGGTTTACACCATTTGTTCTAAAAAATACAGTACCTGTACCTCTTGATGAAATAGATAGGCTTGAGTTTGCAGAAGCTCCGCCTGTTGCAATAAATGGAGAAGAACCGCCCGAAATTTGAACATAATCTAATGTTGAGTTTCCAGAATCAGAAACTCTTACTTGTTCACCTGCTGGAGTTACTAAGCGTAAAGTGCTGCTTAATGCTCTAAATGTTGAATCACTACCCACAGTCGCATAAGCAGCAGCACCTGAACCGCCACCACCTGAGAATGTTATAGTGGGTTGTTCTATGTAGCCTGAACCTGCGTTGCCAATAGTAATCGCAGCTTGTATGCCCCAAGTTGTAGTTGTAAATGTCGCGCTTGTTCCTGTACCGCCAGTTACACTAATTGGGTTTGTGGGCGCGATTGTATAAGAACCATTAGAAAGTATTGTTACACCTGTAATTACTCCGCTAGATACAGTTGAAACAGTTAATGTGCTTGCTGATGTAAATGTTCCGCCTACAAAAGTAAGTGTATCTCCTACTGTATAACCTGTTCCACCATTTGTAATAGTTGGAGCAAGTTGCATTGCAAGGGTTGTTGTACCCGTTGCTGTAACACCCCCTGCCGTAGTTGGGGCAGATGCAGACCAAGTTGGTGCTGATGTATAACTAAAACCAATACCTGTCCTAGTAACAGCCGTTACTGTTCCACCATTACTGATATTCACACCACTACTACCTGCGGCTAGGTTAATAGCACCTGTGCCTTTAGGTTGGAAAGCCATTGAGATGTTGGTGTCTGTGCCTTGTGCATATAATCTAGGAGATGTTCCTGTTGCGCCTGAACCAGTAGCAGTAAGATAGTTAACTGCTGAGGGTGTAAATACTGTAGAAAATTGTGTTGCTGCGCCTACACCATTATTAGCAAATACTATTTCTCCACCTTTTGCTGCAATAGTTAACCCTATTGTTGCATCTGAACCTGCCACAGTAATACTTGGTCTTCCTGTTGTAGCACTACCTGTTACTTGAACATAGTTAACTGCGGAGGATGTGTTTGATACTCTTAACTGTTCTCCACCACTTGTTCTGAAATTAATAGGTTGAGCATTTGCTGATTGCAATGCAATACCTTGAGAAAAACCAACAGGGTTAAAGTCAATGTAAGCCATGTCTACTGCATCAATACGCATACCTAATCGTAAGCTAGCAGATGTCCAGTCTGTACCTGTTGAATGTCTAAACTGACTTGCACGCAACCAAACTGTATTGTTATTTATGCCTCTAGCAGAAAATAGTTCTGCTGTGTTACCAATAGTTCCACCTAGTGCTGTAGGAACAAAAGTTAAAACACTACCTGTACCCTTAGATTGTAAGGTTAGGTCAATGTTGGTGTCGCCACCTGCTACTGAAATAGTTGGGGAAACAGTTGTTGCTGAACCAGTAATTGCAAAGTAATTAGTGCCTGTTGTCGGTGTTGAAACAATGGCGGCAGTTGTTCCTAAATTAGAACCTATGAATACACCACCTGTGCCTTTAGCAAATAAACTTAATCCTGCGTTAGCGTCAGAACCCTGTGCTGTAATTGCTGGTCTGTTACCAGTAGTACTACCAGTGGCTCTCAAGAAGTTTACAGCACCAGCCGTGTGGGTTATTCTAAGCTGTGGTGATGTGCCATCTGTTGTATTTAATAATATATCTCCGCCACCTGTAGATTGCAGATACAAATTAGCTGCGTTTGTGGCAGTAAATTTAATTGCGTTATTTGTTGAATCTCTAGTGATTGAGAATGTGCCACTATTTATATTACCTAGAATACCACCTGTGCCTTTAGATGTTAGTGATAAGTCAATGTTAGTGTCTGCGCCTGCTGTTCTTACAAGCACCGCATTACCTGATGAAGATGCACCAAATTCAATGTAATTAACTGGACTTGCTTGATTTGCAAAAAACTGTCCATAAATATTTGACCCGTTATACCCACGAAATTGATGAGAGCCAAACCCTTTGCTGTAATATAATATCCCTAAATTAGTGTCACTACCTTGAGATGAAATAACGGGTGCATTGCCTGTGCTACCACCAGTCACCTGCACATAGTTAACTGATGATGCTGTGTGGGTAACATTAAATTGTAACTGATTGGCAAGGTTTGTATAAAGTCCTACTGCTTCAGTTCCTTTAGATGATATATTAAATCTGACATTGGCATCAGAACCATTTGTTGATAATATTGGACCAAGCCCTGTTTGCCTTCCTGACGCATCTATATAATTTACAGCAGTTCCTGTTAAAAATGCTTGTGATGCTCTAAATGATGTGCCACCACCAGTATTAAGATTAACCGCACCTGTGCTAATAGCACTTAATGTTAAGTCTGTTGTAGTTGCTGTGACTGATGGTGTAGTGACTGCTGTGAACTTACCTGTAGAGGGTGTTGTAGCACCGATAGAGGAGTTCTCAATGACATAGCCTGTTACCTTGTCTGCTTCATCTTGAATAACTGTTTTTTCAGAAGGATAGGTAACAAATACGTTAACAGTCCCAGGGAAAGTAACGGCGGTATTTGAATTACTTGAAGATAATATTGTGGTACGTGTAAGCGTAGGGCCTGTAGTTGAATACGTGCCGACACCTACTTCCCAGTTGCCTGAGCCGTCAAAGGCTGAGTAGTATGTAGTGTTGCCGTTACCTACAACAGCAAACGATTGAAACCCTTGAACGGCACCGCTTAAAGTAAAACTAACTGTGGTATTAGCTGTACCTGTCTCTTGTACGCGGTCATTTAATGCTAAAGGCATCTAGTTTTCCTTAGCTTGTTGCTGTTGTGCTGTATGTAACTGCTACTGTATCGCTGGCTGTAGTAATCTTAGCTGTTGAAAACGCGCCTGCGCTATACAGCGTACCTGCAGTGCTAGATAGGGTATTTACTGCGCCTGTACCTGTCACTAAGAAACAACCACCAACCGTACCGCCTGCGCCAGTAATCGTATATGTAATCGCTGCAGCTGCTGATGTTGTTACGTTTGTCGGGGTAGTACCTGTTGAAGTTGCTGCGCCAAACACTGCTGTGCCTCTAACTGCTGAACCGCCAACGGTGTAGTTAACAAACTCTGTCCAACCTGCATGACTTGTTTGTGTGTCCGCCGCTGTAAAGGTTGGGCTAGCGCCTGAAATTAAACCCAAGAACGGGCCTACTGTAGTGTATGTACCTGATGTGCGTAATAACGTATCAAGTAATAGTTCTTTACCACCAGCATTAACTAGGTTTGGAAAAGTCTCTTCCCATTTTAAGTTGCCTTCTGCATCACGGCATTCAACGTGATATACACCTTCAATGCCTACTGTTTCATTAGAATCACCTGAAGTACCTAATGTAGCTTCAATTATGTCTCCAAAGCCTTGTTGTTCTCTAACCATAATAAACTCCTAAGCTATTCTAATAATAGCCGATGATGATGTTGCTGTAGGGAATGTTACTGTAAACGTACCTGATGCTGTTTTATCTGAACCAAAATTTAATACAGCTACGGCAGCGTTTGTTGTGCTGTTATATATTAATGCGCCACGGGAAATGAATGAGGCAGAAGTCCAAGTAACATTAGCAAACGATATATATGCTACCCCATTGGCATTTGTAGGAACCGTTGGAACTAAAATCTCCCCTCCAGCTGTATATCCAGCCCCGGTAATTTCGCTTGTTGTTGTATAAACTAATGTATTGGCGTTTAGTGTTGCTGTTGAATCATACAGGGCTATTTTGTATACATACGGCGTACCTGTATTAAAGTTCTCTACGCCCTTTAACAAGTTAGTTTTAAATACGGTTGTCTGTCCCTGTTCTATAGCCATTATGTATTTACTCTTAATTTAGTTTGGCCGTCTCGGTATGCATCGCCACGTTCTAATCCATCGCCTAATCGTTTCAATTGACCTAAAGCATCTTGATACAACTTCTCATAATAAGTGACCATATCTTGTTCACCTTTCATAAAGACAACTGCTTCACGCATAGCGCCATAAAACAACACGGGGTCGTAGTTATCACCAAGCCAGCTAGTACCAGCAGTGTTATCTACAGTAGCTACTGGAATTGAGAACCCTGTACCAGAACCCCCAATATTAGTATTGGCCGTAGTTAATATATCCCCAACAACATAAAGTGAACCGCCTGTTGATAATGTAACTGTAGTAACGGCGCCACTTGATACCCTAATTGTAGCATATGCATAACTACCTGACCCGCCGGTTAATGGGACATTAAAGTAAGTTCCGTTAGTATAACTTGAACCCGCTGTAACTGTACCTAATGTAGTTATAACGCCTTGTACGATTGATATAGGATAGTAAAAATAATGAAGCTCCATGCCATATGCATAGTCTGGTGAAGGCCCTACAATTAAAGCAAGCTCATTTATATCGTTTACTTGAGGCCCAAAAACTGAGTAATATTTAGGTATACCGCTTGCTGCAGGGTTTGGGTACGATTCACGAATAAAGTTAACGTCTTTATTTAAAAGATAACTGTATGTACCTGTTGCATCAATAACCGCTAGAGAAAAGTTAGCTAACCAATCATTAGGAAGAGACACATACTTGTTACCCAGAGTCATGGTACCTGTCACATTCTTACGAAGTGATGGTAATTGAACAGTGTTAAATATACGTCTTTCCGCTTCTTTTACAAAAGTAGGGATGTTCTCTACAAATAGAGACTCCGTGTTTTCTGCGTAAGATTGGATTGATTGACTAAGCTCTATGTAGTTCATTATGCCATTGGGCCTCTAGCTGTTACGCCTTTAGTAGCGCATCCGTTACCTCTAGTAACTACGCCGCTTGTTTTAACTTTTTCTAATTTACTGCCAATACTCACATCCATTGCCTGTGTTTCAGGACCAACTTCTTGAGCAGAGCGCGTATTTGGATTTACATTTCTGTTATCGGCCATGATGTTTCCTTATTTTTGATTGTTAGCGCGAGCTAGGTTACGGCCTACTTTACGCATTTGTTCGCCTGTTACTGTAGTAGCGCCTTTTTTACCTTTACCAGACTGGATACCTACATTAGGACCTGAATTGCCTAAATTTTTACCTTCAGTCTTACCTTTTTTTGTTACGCCATCGGCGCCTGATTTGTATGCCATGTTAAATCTCCTAAGTTGTTATTGTTACTGTACCAATCTGACCCTGAGCAATCAAGTCATTAGGTGTTAAAATGCTATCAAAACCACTTGCTCCGCCTACAGGCGCCCATCCCCATTGAAACACTCTACTACCACCACTAACTGTACCAAATGCGTCTACGTTGCTAGTGTTGTTGTCTTCAATTTGAAGCCCCGTTTGTCCAGCTGCCAAATAACTTACATCTGGCCTTGGATTTCTAACTGCTTGAGGGTCATTAACCGGATACATACCCAATTGCAATTGTGGTTGGTCTGGGTTCCAGCACTCCGGGCAAGCCAATATACTCGTAACTTTTGTTTTAATTACTAAAGGTTTTAACTGTTTTAGTTTATACCTTTGTCCACAAATATCACATTCGGCAATACTATGTTTTGCTGATGCAAAATTACTTGCCATAATTACCTCGTATAACTCATGTTCCTAGGGACTATACGCAATGGTGCTTTTTCCCTGTCTTCTTGAGCAGCCAAATCAAATTGTTCGTTATATTCTATTTTTAATACAGCGCTTCTGTTTGGGTCTACACCTATAAGCTTCATGCTCAAATAGTATGCTAATCCTGCCACCATGCACGGTATAAAGCGAAACGGAATATCTTGGACATAAACCCCTGTCCCTGCATCTTGAATGCGTCTTAGGCGGTAATACACGAATGTATACTGGTTTCCTGGAGCATTAGGAGTAGGCCATACATTAATGGCAGGCCAATTTTGCACAGGCAATATAGCGCCTACTGAGTGAGAGGCTGCTGGTGTGCCGTTTTGACCACGAGCGCAATTTGTTAATTGATTGCCAATTACATTTGGATAGCTAATTGTTTCATTATCTATTTTAATAAACCCTGCTGTGGCTAAATTAGCAGCATTGCTTACTGTAATTGTAGTATCTGTTGCTGATATTGCAGTCGCAACTGAAACACCTGTTTCAGATGTTTGGCCAGATTGACGGTTTATCCACACTTGGATAGGTCTGCCTTGGGTCAATTTGTTCGGTATAGTCATATATGTTGGTTCTGATATACGACTAATATTAATGTCTATTTGGTTTGTTGTTCCGTTGTTTTGACGGATTGTGCTGTCCATTAAGTCAATTGTATCTAACGGCAAAGGGTAGATAGCCTGTCCTGTTACTAGTGGTATCTGTCCCTGCTCTACTGTCCATAGGTTAATGCCTTTGTTTGCCCACTCAATAGTAAGCAAGTTCATACTACGGCGAGCAGTACGGAAATCATAACCAGTACGCAGCTCTAAGCCGCACCTCTCAAATGCTTCTTCTATTAAATCATTAACATCTAGATTAAATGTTGAGGTGCCTGTAGTTGCCATTATTTGCCTTTAGCTGTTTTTGCAGACTTAATAAAATCTTGTTTAGATGGTGCGCCAGCACTCCCAGGCTTACGCATTTTCTCTCCTGAGCCTTCAGCCATGCGTTTGCGTTTAGCGTGAATGTTTGCATACAAACCAGGGAAGCTTACCTTGCCGCCCTTTTTATACATCTCTACGTCTTCAGGATTATCTTTACGTTTGATAATCTTTTTATTAGGCATTTTAGATGGAAGTATTGCTCCCATTCCGCGTGAAGGTTTCATTTTATATGTCCTCTTGTTTTGCCACGTTGAGCTATACCATCTGCTCTACTTGATGCTGTTACTTTACCACCTTTTTTAAATGGTATTTCATAAGATATATTTGCTGAATCTATACCTTTTTTGCCTTGACCAACATTAGCGCCTAATGAAGCTTTTAGTTTAGAGTCATCTTTAAACTTTTTAGAATACTCAGCATCAACTCTGTCTATTCCCTTGTCGTTTCTGTATTTACCTTTAGCGTAATGGCCTGAAACACCAAGATGCATATCAGATGTTTCATCAATTGGCTGGTCATAATCAACTCTACCGCTTGCAAATTTGCCGTATTTATTTTTAGACCCACCACCAGATACTGATACTTTTTTTCTATCAGAATCTAGATAATCATCTAAGGCATTTTGTAAGCTGTACTTTTCCATTTAGCACATCCGGCCTTTGGTTCTGCCACGTTGAGCAATGCCATCACCACGGCTTGAGGCTGATGATTTAACTGCACCGCCACGTTTCATGCCCATAGGATTGCTAGAACTAAACCTAGAGCTTTCATCTTTTGGCATATTGAATGAGCGTTCTTCAATAGGAGCTGGCTTGGTGCGGCCCATATCTGCACCAATAACATCTGGGTTCATTCTGTCTACTGAACCAATGTTACCTACAAGTGATGCGTCAGCAACTGGCGTTTCAACAGTAACTTTTTCTGTAGTGATTTTTTTAGCTGGTTTTTTATTTTTATCTTTCACTACTTCAGCTGTGCGGCTAACGCCTACATTTTCACCTTCTGTAATGTATTTGCTTCTGTCATCTTTCTTAGGTTTAGCTTTTAAACTTGGATTGATTTCAGCTCTGCGTTCAGCAAATTTTTTCATCAAGTGATTCATTCTGTCAGAAAATGCCATTTTTACACCATCCTTCCTTTAGTTTTACCTTTAGTGCAGCAACCATCTGCGCGTTTAGACGCTGAACTTACTGAGCCGCCATTTTTGTAACCGCCGTAGTTAGTTATCTTATTAATTTTAGCTTGAGAACTGTCAGGGTTTTTCTTATCCTGTTCTCTCATCTCATTAGCAGCTTTTTTGTTTTGCTCAGGCGTACCTGTAAAAAACTCTTTAACCTTTGTTAGCGTACTTTTTTCTTTATCGTCTGCCATGATTAGCACATCTTTCCGCGTGTCTTACCGCGAACTTCAATGCCACCACCGCGAGCCATCTTAGCGCAACCACCTTTTTTAAGGGCTGATAGGTCAGTTTTCTTGCCGCCGTGCATTTGTTTATCATGCATGCCGATAGCTTTTTTAGCCATCTTTTTGTCCATCTTAATGTCTTCATGTTTCATGTCATTTTCCTTTGTCATTCCGCCATCTTTATGCCCAACATATTTGTTTAGGCTTGCATTTGGCATTGCGTTAACACCATGATTGGTTTTCTGTTTGTTAATGCTGGGTGGTCTACCACTTGGTCTAAATGATTTACCTTTATCTGCGTTTGAAAATTCCTTACCAACAGATTGTGGAACACCAACTTTTTTAGCAAACTTTGGTGAGTGTGCTACAGCCGCCATAAAGTTGTGTTGTTTTTTTGATGTGCTTGGCATTATCCAAATACCTTATGTGATAATTGAGTAATAATTGCGCCTAATGCTCCGCCAGCGCCGCCTACCATCATCAAGACTTTCCAACCGCCGCGAGCTTCTGCAAGCGTTGTATTAATTTCAACCAGAGTTTTTTTAATGTCATCCATATCGGTGACAAGTCTATCCATATCAGCCTGTAGATGTTTAATCTCGGTCTCATGCACGGCTAGTTCGCGTTCTACACTCATTAACATTTCCACCTTTTTAGTGAGGCGGCTTTCCTTGTCGGACGGCCTTTTTCATCTTTCATAGGCCCTGGCATCCCTGACATACGTGCGCAGAATGACTTCTTACGTGGACCACCTTCTGGTTGTGGGGCTTTTAAGTCGGACCCCGTTTTTGCATTATACGCTTTTCTTCCGGCAGCTGTCATCCCAGCGCCTTCTTTAGTGCTTAGGTAATTTCTACCTTTGCCAGTTGTAGTTTTTCTGATTGGGCTTGCCATAATCGTTCCTTAAGCGAAGACTCTAAGTGGTATTTGTGGTTCAGGTGTGGCCTTGTAATCATCCCAAACATCTGTCTCTACACCACGTATATTAACTAAGTATTGTGTAGGGAATTGTTCAGTAAAGCCGAGTATGTCTACTGTGTAACCTTCTGCTGTTTCTGCAAGTACAGTATCGGCTTCTTCTTCTGATTCAAATGTTAAGTAGTAATCAATCATGTTGTAATAGTCTGTAAAGTTGCGTTAGATAAACGTGTTGGGTAGTAGCTAATAGATTTAATTGTGCCATTTAATGCACCAGCCAATGATTCATTTGTACCTAGATGCATAATGCTAACTGCTGGAATTGTTGCTGTTGTATCTTCAGTTCTCAAAGTTCCATTTACAGATGCTTGAACATCATTATTTTTATAAACACCAGCAATTTTAACTACAGCATTTACAGATGTGTCAATGCCTAGTACATTTGCTTCTACGCTTCCCCCATTAACAATTTGCCAATCTGGTCTTCCTACAACACTAAATCTAATTTGATTATTATTTGTACCATTACTAATAGTTACCACACGACCAGAAGCTGTAATATTACCTTTACTGTAATCAGCATACATAGTCCCCTCATTCTGGTTATACCAGCTACTAAAGTTACTACCTTGCATTACTGCTATGTCAGCGGCTCTAGTGACTTGGCTTGCTGCGGTTGGGATGTAAGATGTAGCGAAAGCACCTACTTCTACTTGAGCGCCCCATGCAAATATTCCACTAGTACCATTACCTGTATAAGAACGATTTGCCCATACTCCATCTGTGCTAATTCTAATGTCTAAGTTAGATGCTGTTGTACCAGTAGATGTCAGACTAATTGTTACACGATACCAACCATTGCCAACTGCTGTAGAGCTAGACGATACTGGAGCACCAAATGCTGTAGTGATAACCCCAGTTGAAAGGTTTACAGAAACAAATGTATTAGCCATAGAGCCGCCAGAGAATCCAACAAAAGCAAACCCACGCTCTGCTGCTTTAAGATAAACACTACCTGTATATGTTGTTGCATTAGCTGGTGTAAAACCATTTGCAACATAATGGCTAGTTGTGGCTGTGTCTTCAACGAGTTTATCTGCGTCAGCAGTTCCATCTGGACTAACTGTTGCGTTTGCAGTTACAGTTGTATTTACCCCAGCCCAAGGAGCTACATTAAATGCTTCTGACTGCAACAACAAATTAGTCTGCACAAAGCTATTAGACTTAGTCCATGCTGCGTTATCAAATGCCTCTGTGAAGCCTAGTAGGTTTTTAACTGTGGTGGAGTTGTATGCCGTTGGACTTGCTCCAACTTCTAGTTGTGCGCCCCAGATGAATATACCGCTAGTACCATCACCTGTGTACACGTCAGTATTGTCAGCAGTTGCTAATCTTAACCCAACAGCACCAGAGCCAGACATTGTTTTAGCAATAGAACAACGATACCACCCATTTCCAACAGCAGCAATGGTTGCAGTATTTCCACCTGCAATCGTTCCTAATGCACCAGTAGTAATGTTAAAGTAATTACTTGTTCCATCAATTCTTATATTTACCCAAGAACGACCATTTGGCTTGAAATAAAAACTAAGCGAATGAACATTAGCAGAGCCAGCAGATTGAAAAAGAACATGAGTTGCTGATGCTGTAGTGGATTCAATAATTCTGTCTGCCGTTACTGTTCCATTTGGAGCTGTTGTATTATTGGCAGATACTGTTATCTCTGTCTTAGTCCAAGCAGTATTATCAAACTGCTCACTAAACGTAAGCAAGTTATGTGGTGCATAGCCGATAGTGCCATCAGAGCGTGTTACTGTGGCATTAGATGTTCTACTAAACGTGACTCTATCATCTAGCGTATTAGTAGCCGTGAAATCTAGGAAAAGCGATGAGATTGCTTTAGCTAACCTAGATGTTTTGAATCTGTTTAGATTTATGAACATTATAAGCCTTCTGTAATAAACAATGTACCTGCTGAGCCACCTGTTTTCTGAATAACTGCCACTTTTTGACCACCAGTAATTTCTAC